GTCTATACCATGCTGTATGTTCATTAAGAAATGTTTTATATTCATCTAAAAACTTCCAAGATCCTTTGTCATTAATATAGTCTTTAAGTGATGCACCCATTTTACATATAGAACCTTCTTCAAACCAAAATTGATTTATTAGTTTTGCCATATGAAAATATGAAGAAGCTATCTGTCTTTTCTTTAATATTGCTGCATGCTTATAATGTAATTCAGCTAATAATTCATACAGTGCCATATGATATTGAGCATCCCTTACTTTAGCAAAGCCATATTTTTTTTCTTCTTTATCAAATATAGGTAAGAAGTTTAACCACATGTAGTAATCTCTGGTTATATAGAATACATTTTTTAATCCATAGTATATAACACCTTCTTGACACTTTTCCTTTTGATCATTCCAATAAGCAATATAATCTTTAGATCTAAAAGGCTTATCACAATAAAATCCTTGATCATTAAATATCTGAGCTTGTTTATTAAAAAGATAGGCAGTATCATCAAAATCATACTGCCCTGGTTCTTTAAATAAAGTATATATAAATTGTATAAAACTTTCTCTAGTTTCAAACTCTTTATAGCCCCATTTATTATTTTTATATGTAGGTACTTTTTTATACATCTTGTAGTTTACATACTATTGCATCTTGATGTAACAGTATGTGGCGCTCTCCTTCATGTATAAATTCTTTATCATCTACTGACATTCCAATAACCCATTGAATAAAATCACCAACTTCTATTTCTTTTACATCAGGACCTACAGCTACTACTGTTCCCTGTGGTTTTTGCTGAATCTGAGATTCTGGTAATAAAATACCTGTTGTAGTCTCTGCAACAACTTCTACTGGTTTTAATAAAATTCTTTTACCAATAGGAATAACTTTATAACTTTTTACGTTTTCTTTTATCATAGTTTTAAATTTATAATTGATCATATGCTAACCCTTGCCCACCGCGGACAGAGCTTTTTTGTTCATCTTTCATATCATTATATGCTCCTTTAAATGATTGTCTTATTTGATCAAATTTAGCAGCAGTATTAACAAGAGATGTAAGATTACCATCCCTTCCATGTTCTATAGATGTAGTTTCCATATATCTAGCTAATCTATCTAACATTGTTTTAATTCCTTTATATGCTCTATATGTAGGTGTTTGATATAATTCTTTACATGTATCTAAACCGTGTCTTATAGCACCATCTTCTGGAGAGTCTTCTAATCCTATTTCTTCTATGATCATATCTTCTTTTTCATGTTCAGGCATATTAAAAAAAGGATTCATGTCAGGATCAGGACATGTCATATAAAATATATATTGATATATAGAAAGATATGTATCTGGATATTTATCCATAATAGTTTTTAAAGACTTTAGTGTATAACAATGTTCTGTAGGTACAACTTTATTATTTTGTATATCAAATAATTTTATTAACATAAAGGGTTATCTTTTAACCACATTATAAGACTTTGTATTTCATCTTTTAAATATGGTAATTCATAAATAATAATTTCTTTTACAACAGGTTCTCCATCTATATATTTATTAATAGGGTAACCATGTTTATCTTTACCCTCTTCTTCAAATATAACATGTTGTATTTTTAATTCACCTATTTTAAGTTTAGGATTATGTTTTTTAATTATATAAGCATATAAACTTAATTGTAGATTGTAATGTTTTAAATTGCAATCATCTAAATGATTAACAGGATTATACATTTTAGATGTTATACCCTCCCAATTAGTAAATCCTTTTTTCTTAATTTCTTTATTTGTTTTATAATCAAGTATATTTATTTTTCCATTTACTATACTGACAAGATCAGCTTGTCCACATAAACCTGCAGATTTTAAATAAACAAAATGTTCAGGATATACTCCATCAGATAGTTTTTGTTTTGGTGCAATCTTTATACCAGTATTATCAGTCAAAGGTTTTATTATTGGAACTTCAACACCATCTCTTTCTATTGTAGAAAATTCTAATAATCTTTTTTCTCTTTCATTATGATACCAATTCCCTAACTCTATAGCCCTTTCTGATTCTTTATTCCAAATTTCTAATATTTTTTTTGGAGGTATTTTATACCATTTAGATCTTTTATTTTTAGAAGATTTTTTTGCTTGTAATTCTGCATTAAACTTAGGTTTAAACATACCTACAAAAGATGTAACACTAGTCCATTTAATCTTATCTTTTTCAAGATGCTCATTTAAACTTTCATATATGTGCCCATCTTCTTTAAATATTACTGCCATCTTTAATTTGTTTTTTAATAGCTTTTTCTCCATCAGCTGTTGTAACTGCCTTCCACTTACCTTGAGGGCAACTTGATGATAAAGCTCTTAATTTTAAACCTAAACTACAACCACAATCAGCACAGCATGGTTGTGTACCATTAACCGCACAAGCTGTGCCTTTTTCATCTAAAGCAGAACAACTAACACAGTGCATCCATCTTAGATCTGCTATGTCTTCTATATCTTTCTTTTTAAATATTTTATTTTTTACACCCTCTAAAATTTGATCTAAATTTCCAAAAGCTCCAATAATTTTATTTATTCTCATCTTTAAATTTTTTTTTATTTTCTAATTTTTTATTTAACATGCTTAAAGCTTGTTCCATTTTTTGTAATTTATTTTTAACAGGTACATACTTATCATAACCTTTATAAGTCATTTTTTCAAGATTACCTATAATGTCTTTATTTCTTTTTATATTATTTTCTAATCTTTTTTTTCTTAGTTTAAATGTTCCTAAATTAGAAACATTTATGTGTGTATCAGTTAAATTTGATAAATTTTTTCTTACTCTACTATAATAAAAAGTAACCATATCTTCTACTACATCTTTATGTACTCCTATATCTTTAGCAACTTGTTCAAAAAAACTTTTATGACTCTTTGGTTTCAATACCTAAAATTTTATAATCTAATAATATTAATCCTTCAGTTTGTATATTCATACTAGGATTAATACTTATTGTTTTTTTATTAGATCCATTTTTTACTATTAAATTTTTTTTCTCAGCTTTTGTTAATGCATTTCTGCATGACTGAGAACTTTTAAATATACCACCGCTAGATATTAAATCACAAAACTTTGTTAGTTCTACATTATTGTTTTTTGACAATATTGCTAAACACTTTAAATCTGAGTTACTTATCTGTATATCATTTAAAAAGCAATAAGTAAGGATTTGGTATTTAATAACCTCATCCTTACTCATTTTAACTTTCTTGTCTACTTTATTTACTAAAGCCATGTAGTTAGTATTTTATCACTTTCTAATAAAGTATAGGTAAATCTATTTCCCCATATTTTTCTTGACTTCCTGCAAATACTCATAAACTCTTTCCAATTATCATTAGAAGCAATAACTTGACATCCTGCAGACCACTTATCCACTTGTGTAGATTTTTTACCTGCATACTTAGTAGCTCTATGTATATTAATACCAAATAAACCTTCTTGTACAGATTCTTCATAAAGATTATAATGACCATCTCTATTATTATCTCTGTAAACTTTAACAGGTCTATCTTGTCCTAATGCATCATATCTACCTTGATGTTTTCTTATAATGTGACTACCTCTATATTGACCAGGTTTAAGAATTGCAACACCTGATTTTCTCATTATATTTTCAACCCAATGAGTACCAGGATCAGTAGTGCAATCATAAGAATGAAATTGCCAAACTCCAGGAGTTGTTATATTTCCATCCTTATCTTTAACTTCACCAGTTTTATATGATAATGTAATTTTATCATCAAATTTATTGGTAACATCAGTGCCAGTACTAGAATTTCTAATTCCTACAATGTTAAGGTTATAATTACCTTTCTCAAACCATAGATAATTAGTCATCTGCTTTATAGTCTGCTCTATTTGTTCCCTTGTAAAATTAATTGGTTTAGTCATTACTTTCTGCTTTTTTAAGAGTTCTTTTAACTTCCGGTTGAGCTTTAGCCTCCGGTTTAACTTCTGGTGCAGGAGGTGCTGCTGAAGATTTTGCTATAAACATTTGAGCTTGCATTCTTTCTGCTCTAGTTTTTTCAATATCTCTTAACAACTCTTCATACTGAAGTTGAGTTTTTAAATGAGGAATATTATCTTTATAATATTTAGTAATTTCCTTTCTTTTTGCAATAAGATCTTCTTCTTCTCGCTGAATTGGATTTTCATTTTTTGCCATTTTAATATATTTTAAAATTAATAATTAGGCAAATATAAATAAAAAAAATTTAAATAAAAGAAGTTTAAAGTATTTTTTTAGCATTCTAGGTGAGCAATATCTTCTAATACTTCGGTTTTACAAACCCAACTTACTTGATATGCTGCATTATCTAATGAGATCATTAAATCATACTTATCCGGATATTCAAATGGTTCATTAAATAATTCTAGTGTATAACCTTTTCTTATATAAAATGTTTTTAAAATATCTACAGTATTTGTACCATCATGTAATTTTACAGCAACATATACACTAGTTGTATCTGTATTAGCTATCTTACAAGAATGTACCTTATAAGTAAATCCATTTGCTTGTTTAGCATGACCAAGTAGTGTATTATCTGTAGTGCCAGTATGATTCTGTTTTATATTATATATCATGTTATATTAGTGTTAATGTTGTTGATTTAGTTAACTTTCCTGTTTTACCTCCAAAATCTGTAGTTACAGATAATACTATAGTATATGTTGTTTTACCTTTTACTGTTGTAGCAACCATATCTCCAAATGATAATGTTGTTTTAGAACCTATACCAACTAAATTAGTATTTCCTGCTAATGCTGTAGTGCTAGTAGTGCCTAAACCTGGAAAAGAAGTCTTAGCTGTATTAGCAGTTATAGCATTAGCTTGTGATGTAGATATAGTTGTTGTATCACCTGCTAAAGCTGTTTTATTTGTTGTCCCCAATCCCGGAAAACTAACTTTAGCCGTGTTAGCTGTAATAGCATTAGCTTGACTAGTTGTTATTCCAGTTTTATCTTTATTGTTTGATATTTCTGTTCTAAGATAATCTAACTCCTCTTGCATTTCCTGTATTTGATATATTAATGCTCCAAATTCAGGATTAGTTCCATTATCTGCTAAATCAGCAAAAGTATTTATATGTCCATCATCATAATTAGCTTTAAGCTTATCTTTATCACTTCCTGTTTTATTATGTACTGCTGAATATTTTTTATCTGTTAATGCCATAATTATTATTTTAATCTAATTCTAAATATAATATTGCTTGACCATATATTAAAACTCTTTGTGAACTTTGTCCCCCAGTTGTTCTCATGTGAAAAGCAAATGAATCTCCAGCTGCTAAAGTAGCATTAGCTCCAGAAAAGTCAAATGTTTTATAATAAGGAGCATTTTCTGTATATAATCCATCATTATTTGTAGCTGTTATTGCGTTCATTGTTATAGTAGCTCCTGTTCCTCCTGCTATTGGTGTAAACTTAGAAAAACCAAAATCAATATCTGCTGAATTTACAACACTAGAACTCCAATAAAAAGAAAAACAAAGTTTTTTTAATGTACATGCAGAAGGAGCTGTGTAAGAAGCAATTCTTCCTTGGTACTTACTATTACCACTAGATAGATTTCCAGGTGTTGAAGAGTTTCCTAATAAAGCTAATGTAGTAGATCCAGCACTATACCAATTATCATCATGAAATAAATAAAATAAATAACTACCAAAGTCTTTTATTTGAACATGGACTACCTGTCCTGTATTTTCTCCTTGTAATTGTACTGTTCCATCTGCATCCGGTAAAGCTATTGTTTTATCACTAGTTATTGAAGCAGGAGGTCTTAATGTAATATCATTTGTGCCATTACTTGTATCTTCTCTTAATATTAATTTACCTACTCCAGAAGAAGTTCCATATACAGTTAATTCAGTACCTACACTATTTTGTATTCTTGCCATTCTAGCTCCATCATCTTCAAATGATATTAGACCATCAGTTGAATCTATAACTATATTTCCATCAACATCTAAAGTTAAATTAGCTGCAGTACCCGCACTATCAACTGTACTTATTGTTGTATTACCTGATGTATTAACAGCTATTTGAAACCAATCATTTTGACTAGCACCAGCTGCTTCATATAAATAAAGACTAGATAAACTACCTGCAGCACTAAATGATGCATAATTTGCACTTCCATCTTGTAATTTTATTAAACCATCTCTATCAGCATCAAGAACCATTAATCCATCAGTATCTAAAGTTAAAGTTGATGCTTGGCCACCTGAACCATCTTTAGCTCTAAGTGTTGTTGCTCCATGTTCTTGAACTTCTATTTCAAAATAATCATTTGTACTATCCCCACCCTGTTCATATATTTTAAGTTTAGAATAATTACCAGTTTCTCCACTAACCTCTAAAAAATGATTAGTTCCACCAACTAATCCTATTTTAAATAAAGAATCAGGATCAGCATCTAATATGTTAAATATAACATCTCCATCAGGAGTAAAAGTTAAATCTGCTGCTGTAGCATTATCATCTGTTGTTGTAAAAGTAGTGGCTCCATGTGTTGTTACATCTATTGTAAGAAGATCACCTGTATCTTGTGGTGACATTAATTTTAAAGTAGATGTTATAGGACTAAAACTAAATGTTCCAGTGTCATTAATTCTAAGATTATCAGCACTAATATATGTAGCTAAACCGTTAACTGTTGTACCAGTTAATGTTACCTTTGTATCTACTGGTGCTTGAAATGTAGCATTACCACTACCATCTTTAGTTAAAACATGTCCTGCTGTTGCACTACTAACTGCAGTTAAAGCGTCTATAGCAGCTTGTTGTGTAGTTTGCCCTGTTCCTCCTTGACCTATAGTAACTGGAACTGATAATGCAGGTATATCACTGGTTAATGCTACTGTTCCTGTAGCGTCAGGCAATGTTATTGTTCTTGCAGCTCCTGCACTTGTTTGTGCTTTAAATGTGGTATCATGTGAACCACCTTCAAATACTATTGCTTGATCTGCAATAGGTAGTCTAATACCAGTATCATATACTTGAGCAATTTGACTTCCACTACCCCCTATGAAATCAAATATACCAGTAGCACCAGTACCAGTTTTTGCTCCTAGTTTAAAAATCATATTACCCCCAGCTTTATCTGTGCCATCAGCATCTCCCCCCTCAAGTTGTAAATTAGCTCCTGTAGAACTACTTGTATCTTCAACTTTAATAACAGATCCTACACCAGCACCAAATGAAGTATCAGATGGAAGTTGTATATAACTTGCAACAAGTGATCCATTATAACTATTACTTTCACCTCTAAGTTGCATATCACCTATAGTTAAAAGCTCATCTGTATTATCAAAAGTTAATGCAGAATCTCCAGTTATAGCTGCTGCACCTGTAGCAGTCATAACTCGGTTATCAACACCATTAGTCATAGATATACCACTACCAGCTGCATCAAATGTTACTGTTGTTCCTGATACTACTGTTGTAACATTTGTACCTCCCGTAAATGTAAGAGTACCTGAAGTTGTAATTGCTGTTCCTGATCCTACATCTGCAGCTGGAGTAATAGAGGTGACAGTTCCACTACCAGAACTAACCGTAGTCCAAGTAAGTAAACCATTTCCATCCGTAGTTAGTACTTGACCTGCAGTACCATCATTATCAGGTAATGTTAACTCATATTCATATTGATTATCAGGAGGTGTAAGAAGTACACTTCCTATCATTAGATCACTAAATACTGGGTGTTTTCCTATCCATTTCATTTTTTGGCAAATTTCTCAACGCCACTGATACCAAAGCAGCCGAGAACCACCCAAACAAATGAATCATAAACAAACTCATTAATTACTAAGTCTTTACCTACCCAGCCTGTTACTAGATCAGCAACCATTATTATACACATAATGACAAATGCTACAAAACCTATTATAGCTTTTTCATTCCAATCATTATTATCTTTAAATATATTCATAATTAAAAAGGTATTGTTATTGTTAAACTTCCTTCTAGTTTACTAAAATTAAAATTAGCTTTGACACATAACCCTTCTATACAAAAACCTAATGATGGAGGGTTTGTACACTTACATGTA